AATAGAAATCTCAAAGAAAAATCCTTATGGAATGGTCTGTTCTGTAATAATAACAAGGAATGAAAAAGAGATAAAAAGAATTGGTAAATCAGCTCATGTAGATGGAGAGGGTAATGTGGACTTAGACGAATGGTTTGATGAAATATTAAAAGAAGACTGTGTGAGATTATATAAACCTTTAAAAGAAAAATAAGATGGAAGAAATTAAACAACAATTCACCCCTTTTATCATAGCTATAGCTTTGGTAAGATTAGGATTTAAGAAACCCTGCATAGCCTCATATGTGAGAGTACCTGCTGAGGGTGCAGAGAATGCTACTACTGAGCGATTGATGTTCATAGCTGATCAGCATAGATTAAGTATGCCTCCAGTATGTGGAGCTCCTCTATGGCAACAAGGATTAGATTTCTTTGAAGCACTAGGCTATAGATTTGGTCTTATATGGGATGATGAATTTGACAAATATTGGTTTGATGTCTGGAAATGGACAGGTAAACATTGGCAATTCAAACATGAGACAGAGATTATCTACACTACATCTATGGATGTTCATAAAGCTTGTTTAGAAGAATTAATTAAAATCGAAGAAAATGAGAGAAAACTTTGTTCCTAGAAGATATTCAGCAGAGCTCAAGGAGCTAGGCTTGAAAACACACTGTGTTGCTACTTATTTTACAGATGATGTAAAAGAGTTTAAACTACTTAATATGTTTACTAATAGCAATGCATATACTGGTAATATTTCAGCACCTTTATGGGAGCAAGCATTTGCTTTCTTAAGAGAAGAATTCCAGATGGTTGGAAGTATTGATGGTAGTATTCAGGGAGATGAAGCTATTTATTTTTGGTCTATCACCAGAGATGGTGTTACTAGCATTTCTATAACATTTGAAACATGGGAAGATGCTAGGTTATCTTGTTTAATACAGCTTATTGAGCTGGCAAAAGTGAAACGTAATGAGCAAATCCAGAGACTTCTGTGAGTGGTTTGTGAGAATTGGAGGACAAATACCTTATAATTGTGAAGAAATTATGGAAAGTAGACTAGAAGATTCTTGTGAGTTGGAAAAAAGCTCTTTAAAAGAAAGAGCTGAGGAGATTAAAATGAAATATAATTACAAATTTCATTTTAGAAGTTATCCAGACAACTTTATGTCTCTAACAGGGGACATCACCACTATGTATTTTGAACGTAAAAATTAACCTATTATGGCTAGAATTATGGGAAAAATTGGTATCACTCCTTTAACGGAGTTAGAAAAAATGGAAATTGAAGCTAGAAGAAGATTGAAATGGTTCATTGATGGATATTTCTTTCATAATCTAGGAGCTTCATTCGCAACTATGTCCACAGAGGACGTATGTGAAATGTATAACGTAAATATGTCTTATTTTAGACCTTGGTTATCATGGACGAGTTAGATGTACAATGCGCTGCTCTATTGGGTATTCCAGTAGATGTATACATTAGGAAGATTGAAAGTTTAGATACTTTCACGATGCTTGCTGTCCTATCTGGATTGCTGAGTGAGGATGCTGAGGAGATAGCTGATGCAAGAAGACTTTTTGAAGAAACAACAGAGAATTTTTAAACAATCAAACAATTAAAATTATGATCGAAGAAAAGTATTTCGTAGACGCAGAGATGGCTATTGTTAGCTATACTCCCAGGAAGTTGAAACCAGGGATGCATTTCCTGAGTTCAGTATGTGTTGGTATTATGGATAAAGAATTTAGCTACTTCACCATCCATGATATTCCTGAAGATGAAGACTCATTTATGAGTGTTCATGGTGCCCCAGTTAACATTATTCTTATGGAACCTAACGAAGAGTTCCCTTTGACAGATGCTAACGATTTGGGTTGGTTATTTGATGGTTCTGAAGAACTAAAACCTTTAACTGATGAGATTATCAATAAGATGATCAATGATGACCAAGGCTTTGTTAAACTTCATTGTAACGAGGAGGGAGATATTACTTATCTAGAAGGTAAAGTTATCCTCTCTTTCAAAGATTACGAAGATCTAGAAGATGATGAAGATGAGGACTAATGAACTATATAGTCACCAAACACCCAGAGTTCTTTAAGAAAATTGGGAAGTATCGCTATTGCAGTCTGGAGGAAATGGTTCTTCCAGACAAAATAGCAATAGATACAGAGACTACAGGACTACACCCTAGGAATAGTGATATATTCTGTGTTCAAATAGGAACTGGTAAGAATAATTATCTCATTCACATGTATGATGGTAATTATGAATTCAGCAACTTAGTACCCTTCATAGAAGATAAGGTGCTAGTTGGACACAATATAACATTTGACCTAGGGTTTATGTATAAATATAACTTCTGGCCTAAAGAAGTTAGGGATACAATGATAGCTAGCAAGGTTCTATATAATGGGGATCCAACTGTCAGACATGATTTTGGAGCTGTTATGAAGAGAGAGCTAGATGTTGTGTATGATAAGACTGAACAGAAGAATATCCATATAGTGAAGCTATCTCAAGCTTCTACAATTGAGTATTCATTCAATGATGTGGATAGACTGTTAGAGCTAGAAGAGGTGATGTATCAGAAGATTCTTTGTGGAGGAGCTATTAGTACCTATAGATTACATTGTAGGTATACTAGAGCTCTTGCTTACATGGAGCAATGTGGATTACCTATTAATAAGGAGATGTGGAAGAAGAAAATGGATGATGATATCTATAACAAGCATAAAGCTAAGGAAGAGGTTGAAGATTTCATCTTTGATAACATTCCTAAGTTTGCTGATAGGCAAATAGACATGTTTGATATAACAAAAAGAATCACCATCAATATTGGTTCTGCAGTTCAAATGCTTAAGGTATTCAAGTTCCTGGGTATACCCACTAAGGATAAGGACAATAAGGATAGCATTAATGAGAATGTTATTTCAAAGTCCAAGCATCCATTTGTTGGAATATGGTTAAAGTATCAAGAAGCCTCTCATAGAGTTAGTACCTTTGGTAATAGTATCTATGAGAAGATTGTTGATGGAAGAATCTATACCAACTTTAATCCTATGGTGGATACAGCCAGATTGAGTAGTAGGAGAGGAGAGATTAATTTCTTGAATTTTCCTGCTGATCATGCTACCAGAGATTGCTTTAGAGCTAAAGAAGGTAATGTAGTAGTTGTATGTGATTATGGTGGTCAGGAAACTGTTCTAGCTGCAGACCTATCTGGTGATGAAGCTATGACTAAGTCTGTTGTAGATGGTGCTGATTTGCATAGTTTATTAGCAAGAGTGTTATTCCCTGAGTTGGAGAACTTATCTGATGAGGAAATAGCAACTAAGCATAAGGACAAAAGAACAGCAGCTAAGTCACCAAGATTTGCTTTCCAATATGGAGGTAATGCTCTAACCATTCACATTAATGAAGGTATTCCACTAGACAGAGCACAGGAAATAGAGAATGGCTTTAAGGAGTTGCATGCAGGATTATATACATGGGGTGATAAGGTATTCAAGGAGGCTATTAAGGTTGGTTATATCGAATCTGTAGATGGATGGAAGTTGAAGCTTCCAATGTTTGACATGTTCCAAGAGCTTAAACAGAAGTTCGACTCTATTACTAGAGAGGAATGGTTAATCTATAAGATAGGTAAACAAGACTATAAAGCTTATCTTGAAGCTAAAGAGAAAAAGGAAAAGTATACTATACAACATCCTAAATCTGTTGACCTATATAAGGAGAAGAAAAAGTTTATCTCTAAGTATTTCAAACTAAGATCAGAGTACCAAAGATTGTCACTCAATAATCCTGTTCAAACCAGAGGTGCTCACCAGATAAAACTGGCTGCATGTATCTTATTTGATTGGATTGTGAACAATGGATATCAATGGAAAATCCTTTTATGTAATTCTGTGCATGATGAATTAGTAGTAGAAACTACTGTAGAATTGGGGGAGTTGGCTAGAGAGCAAGTAGAAAGTGCTATGCTTGAAGCAGGTAATCATTATTTAACTAATTTAAAAATTAAAGCAGATGCAAACATTGGTCAAAGTTGGGGAGAAGCCAAATAATCCCTATAGATTAAGAGCAATCAATCCAACAAGGAGACAGAAAAGAGAGAATCTTAAGTATTGGCTGTGGGAAATAGAACACAACAATTTAAAGGTGTTATAAAATGGAAACCAAGGTAAATAGAGCAAACATCATGACTCATCTCATTGATAAGGAATTAGAGATGGTAGGTAAGTCAAGATTAGATGTTCTGGACGATGACAAGTGGTATTTTAATATCACTATGACTAGAGCTCAGTATAAGGAATACAGAGTATATTCTATTAAGTTAATTAAGAAAACCTTCAGATGTAATACAAAGAAAGCAGAAGATACTCATTTATGGTTCTTCAGCCTATTTGGATTACGCTTAAAAGACTAAGCTATGTTAGAAGAAGACTGGGAACTTGAGTCCAGAAGACACGAGTATAAGATGGAAACTAATCCACACGATGGTGAGGTTAGATTGCCTGCTAAAATTGTAATTTTTAAAACGCAGTACAATGACAATCAAACTTACAAAAGAACATTTCGAGGAATTACAGAAAAAGGGATTTTCCTTAGACCATGTATTCCTCCTGATGATGATCAAGGAGGGCCACGATATTGAGGCTTTCACTAAAGACAATATGAAATTGGATGCACTCCACCAGAGTCTTATTAGAAAGGCATTGATAACAGATGAAAATAAACTCACCAATAATGGTGAGGAGCTGTTAACATTCCTAACTACTAAGATGAAACCTATAGAGAGAAAGAAAGTCTCTACTAAGGAATTTGATGAATGGTGGGAAGAATTTCCATCGACTGACCACTTCGAGTATAAAGGACATGTATTCGTGGGTAGCAGAGGAATGAGAGTAAAGAAAGAAGAATGTAAGCTCAAATTCAATGCCATCCTAAACCAAGGACTTTATACTGCCAGACAGATTATTGATGCTACAAAATATGTCGTATATTTGAAGAAAGAAGCCTCTCTTAAGGAGAAAACAAATAAGCTCACATTTCTGCAAAATAGTCTGACATTTCTTGGTGGGGAACATTTTGTTCCCTTTATTGACTTAATTGAAAAAGGTGTACCAATGTCTGATAGTCAAACAACTGTTAGAGGAGGTACGGATATTTAAACTTTAATTATATGGAAAACTGGAAATCAGGAGATGTTGCTATTTGTGTAAGAGTAGACCATCTCTATGGAGGGAATGGACAAGTTCCTCCTCTAAGACTCAATGCAGAATATATGGTACAAGCAGTTAAAACCTGTGAATGTGGTAATGTTGCTCTAGATATAGGACTACCTCTCATCCCAGATAAGAAGGATAAGAGGATAAGAGGAGTGTTATGTAGATGTGGAGCTACTTCTTCACCATCATCAGGTATATGGTGGTGTGGAGCAGAGAGATTTGTTAAGAAACAGACTCGTAGTATTGAGGAACAGATAGAAGAAGCTGTTTCCCAAGAAAACTATGAGTTAGCTGATAATCTTCAAAAACAGAAAGATAAATGAAAAAAGTAATTTGGCACTTTAGTGACAGTCATACTAATCATGAGCAATTGTCCATTCCAGAAGGGGTGGACATTGCAATCTTTAGTGGTGACTGTAGTAATCCAAGAGAACCTATTGTAAATGAACCACAGGTTCGAGATTTTATAATATGGTTCAGTAAACTTCCCATACCATACAAAATCTTTGTAGCTGGTAATCATGATGTCTCAATTGAGAAAGGATTGGTTACAAGACAGGATTTTTATGATGCAGGAATAATCTACTTGGAGAACGAGTATGCTACCATAGATGGAATCAGAATATTTGGTAGTCCAAACCAACCAACTTTTGGTAAAGGATGGGCATTCAATATTCCTAAAGACCAGATGAATGATCTCTGGAAATCTGTGGAACAGGTTGATATACTTATAACCCATGGTGCCCCTAAAGGTATCTTGGATTATGTATATAAACGAGAAGGTAACTTAGAAGCTTGTGGATGTCTCTATCTAAGAAAACATGTTTTAAAGCGAATTAAGCCTAAATTATGTTTGTTTGGACATATCCATAACAATAAGGATTTAATCAACGCAGGAACTACAAAACTATCCATTTCTGAGACAATTTTCAGTAATGGTAGCGTGGTAACTGATAATGTATTTGGTGAAATTAGTAGTAATGGTAACATTCTAATTTTAGAGTATGAAAGTACAGAAACAGGATCTGGAACAGATCGAAAAGAGCTTGAGGGCCAAGGGATACACTAGGTACAAAGGTCACTTCAAGGAAGAAGATTTTGGTTATTGGAAGAGTTTTAAAACTGTAAACTTAAGTAATGGTGGAACAGTTACAGGCTATCAAATAGCCTTTCTGTTCTTTGATTTTGGTAAATATAATGTACCTGGTCATGATCATTATAATGTTCAGTATGAATATCTTTCTGGAGATCCAATAGATTTGGATAGAGCTGATTTCACAGTATGTGATAACTATGTAACAATAGAAGAATTCGAGGACATCTGTGAAAAGATGTATAGTTTTCTGTATAACTTAAAACCCAGACAAATAAATGAGCTTCGATATCCTCAAGGTAGAGGTTGAAAAAGGGCTTGCTGGAAAAAATGGGGGCATACCCATGGGCTTCAATAGGCTCAATCACTTCATAGGTATAAGAAAGAGTATGTATTATCTTATAGGAGGCTTGACTGGTTCAGGTAAAACTTCATTTGTGGATGATGCATTTGTTCTAAATCCTGTAGATTGGTATCTTCAGAATAAAGACAAGACTAATATTAAGCTGAAAATCATCTATCGTTCTATGGAAAGAAGCAGGACTTACAAGATTGCTAAGTGGGTGTCCAGAAAAATCTTTCTGGATTATGGCATTAGTATTCCTGTAGCCAAAATGCTTGGATGGAATGATAGGATGAATGATGATGAATATAAGTTGTTCCTTAGTTATGAAGAATATATCAATGCAATAGGAGAGGTTGTAACTATCATTGATGGTCCTGAGAATCCTGTAGGTATTGCAAAGGATATTAAAGAGCATGCTCTTGCGAATGGTGAAATAATCCAAGTAGATAAGTACAATAAAAGGTACGTACCTCATGATGAGAATACAATCACTTTGATTATTATTGACCATATTGGTTTATTGAAAACAATTAAGGACTATCCAACTAAGAAATCTCTAATCGACAAGATGTCAGATGAGTTGCGTTATGCAAGAGATTTTTATGGATATAGTCCTGTAGTTGTTAGTCAATTTAATAGGGATATATCAAATCCTATCAGGATTAAGAATGGGGATGTTGAACCACAACTTGAAGATTTCAAGGATAGTGCAACAACTCAGGAAGATGCTGATATTGTAATGGCTTTATTTGATCCTATGAGATATAAGGTACCAGACCCTAGTGGATATGACCTAAATAAACTCATAGATGAATATGGAGCTAAATATTTCAGATCTCTTCGTATTATCAAGAATAGCTACGGAAGTGATGATATTAGAATTGGATTAGCTTTCCATGGAGAGATTGGAATATTTAAAGAATTAAAACGTAAAAAAGACATTACAGATGCAGATTATGCAGCTGTATTAAACAAAACACACTTTCTAAACAATTAAAAATGAAAAAAGCAAAAACAACTTTGATTAAAAAATTAGGATACAGAAAACCTAGTGATGAAGTATTTAATGAAATAAAAACAGCTTGTATTGAGAAATGGGAGCAAAACTTTGTATCTCCAGGATATCTTAGATGGAAAGTTGCTAGATTTGAAGAGCTTAAGAACGAAGGAGCTAATATCATGTATGTAGTGAACACATTTGCTGGTCAAGATAAATATGATATTATAAGTAAACTAAGTGAACAAGCACAAGACTATATAGCTTACTATCATGAAACCAACTCAACAACAAGTCCAGACGAAGATAATTGATACAATATATGATAACGATTTCAGAGGAATAATCAAGTCTTCTGTTAGGAGTGGTAAAACCAGAATCCTTTTGAATGCTGTGCTTAAGCACAATACTTCATCTTCTCCAAGGATTCTGGTTTTATATCCCAACGTGGATATAAAAACTTCTTGGATTAAAGAAGTGGAAATTATTGGTTTTCCCTTTGAGATTGTGTATTGTACATTTGTCAGTATGAAGAAGGTTGCTCAGGAATCATGGGATTACATCATCTTTGATGAAGCGCATCTTATTCCTGAAGAGCACAAACTACCCATAGCAGGTCAATTGGCTAGAGATAATAAGCACGTGGTATTCGCTTCTGGTACTTATACTGCAACCACACTTGCAGATATACGTATACATACCCAAATGAGGCTTATTGTAGATTATTCAACTGATGATGCTATAGAGGATAATTTGATAATTGACTTTAATGTTATTGTCCACCAATATCAACTTGATAGTACCAAACAAAGAAGGTTTGGTAAGATTAGGAAATATTGGTCTACAGATGTAAAAGAGTGTGAACGACTCACGAAAGCAGTAGAGACACTGCATGGAGATAAGAAAATCTTAGCTTCGCTATCCAGGATGAGATTCATAAACACAAATGGTACACTGGTGGACAGAATAGTAGAGTGGATTAACAATAATCCTAATGAGAGGTTTATCCTCTTCACTGAGAATGAAGATTTTGGTAAGAAGATTAATCTTCCTATGTTCAACAGCAAGAGCAAGGATGATACTTGTTTAAAAGATTTTCAGGCTCAAAAGATTAACCAACTTTGTTTGATTAAGAAAGGGTCAGCTGGTATAACTTATCCAAAGCTCAATAGTATTCTAATCAGTTCAATTAATTCCAATGGTGAAACCTTGGAACAAATGATTGGTAGAGCCCTATTGAAGGATACAGAAGTGGCCAACATACATGTCTTCGTAAGTGATAAGAAGTTCCAGCTAAACTGGTTAGAATCAGCACTTTGTAACATCAAAAAAGAGAAAATTACATGGATTTACCATGGGTTTTTGCTTTGAGATGACGCTAAAAAATCGTATATTTATGTTCTTTAATTAATAATTAATTGAATTAGCGATGAGCAAAACAGAAGATTTACAATTGCCAGATGAGATTACTGAAGTAGAGAGTGACAAAGCGCCTAGGGACTTAGTCATAGTTTCTATTCCTAAAATGGGAAAGGGAACTATACTAGGGAAATTAACGAAAGAAAAAAATGCTTTAGTGTTAGATCTTGAGAAAGGTGGCTATGAATATATAGCTGCCAGAAAACTGTCCACCTATGAGTCTGACCAGACTACTAGATGGGAGAGTTTTCAAAACTACATCAAATTCAGAAATGCCCTCCTAGAACAGAAGGGAAAATATGAGTTTCTTATAGTCGATGGATTATCTGATTTAGATGATTTATCTGATATTGGGGGAACTTTGCGCTATATGAATACAATCATAGGCAAGAAGTTTAATAGAGAGAAAGGTATTGAGGGAGCTAGAAAGTTCAATCCTACAGACCCAGAATGGAAGAGTGTTCTCACTCTGCCAGAGGGTGCAGGTTATTTGCACACTCGTAACTGGTTTATGGAGCAGATTGAAATCTTTAGACAAATCGCACCTTACAGAATCTATGCAGCCCATATCACTGATAAATACATCAAGGATAATGGAAAAGAAGAAGTTATGGGGACTGAAATTGCTCTAACAGGACAATTGAAAAGAATCTTCGCTTCCAGAGTTACAGCCTTAGCAAAGCTTGTAGC